CTGTACCAACAGTTCCTGCTGCGGAAGGACCAAAGTCGAATGAAGTTACAGTTTCAGTTCCCTGCGAAATAGAAACACTACCACTAACATATCCTGCTTGATCTAGGAACCTAGAAATAATACTAGATACAGTTTTCTTATCACCGTAGATATCAAGTTCTGGATGAGGATCGTAATTAAGTTTAGTCTGAATTTCTGTTAAGATTAATTCAACAATAGGAGGTGTTGGTAATTCAATAAATCGTTTCTTTTCATTTTCAAATTCTTCATGCTCGTAGTTTGAAACGGGGAATACCGATTCATCTTTAGATTTTTCTGTTCCATCGGGCATTACCACACGGAACGATTCATTTACTACAATGCCCTTTCTCATGTAAACTTCACCATTCAGCAATACTTGATTAGTTTCCCAATGATGAATTGCATCGGGATTATCATACAATTCTGTCACCCGTTTATACAATAGTTCTTGTTTAACTGGCCACTGTTCGTAAATATCAGTGATATTATTTGAAAGTAAAATAATCCAATCCAAGAATGGATCTGAGTAGAATCTTGCTGCAATATCAGATGGGCGATCACCATCAGGGATAGTGAAAAGTTCTGATAGAGTAGAATACTGCTTTAAGTCCTCTCTAACCTTCAATCTTCTGAAGATATTTTTTACTAAGCGATATCTAAACGCTTCGTCATCAGCGATACCTTCGCCAACGTATACATTTGGGAAATATGAAAAATAAGTTGCCATTAATAACCTGCTGCAGCGTCTGCTGCTGTAAGAAGTCTAGTTTCTGCGAATGAACAAGTCATAACGACAGCAGGAACATCCATATCAGATTTTCCTAATTTCTTCATCGCGACATACATGTTATCAGGAGTATAGTTCACCTGAATGCCTGTGCATACTGATGGATATATTTTGAACATCAGATCACGACGTGAAGATGAAACTAAATTTGATAAGGTATTGTCACTAGTACCTTTACCAAAACGAACAAACCTTAGTTGAAAACGATCTGGAATACTGAAATATCTATCGTTAGATGCATAGTTATTAAATGCATCATTTTTTAATTGACTATAAACAGTATCTTTACCATCAGTCTTAGCAAAGATGTCCCTGAAACCATCTTTTCTCATGATATCTTCGCCAAAGGTTTTACCTTCGACGTTCTTTTTACCTGGTTGATCGAATTCTTCTAGATCGTTAATGAAGAAATCATCAAAGTCTCCAGATTTAATTCTAGGCAAAGATCCAACCTTAATATATTGAATAATTTTCCTAATCTCCTTAGATTCTTTTCTAGAACGAGCATAAAATTTGAATGCAAAATTATGCGTTCTAAATCCAACACCTTGGAAAATCTGTTCACTATATGGGTTAAAGATTTGACCAGACTGTAAGTTTTTAATTGAGTTCAAATCAAGTTGACCTTGCAAACCAACGAATTGGTTTGTTGCATTGATCATAGAGAGAACAGCAGCAGTTGAGAACTCAGG